TTCACCTTTTACTGAACGAACAGTTGCCTGAGGGTTCATAGGAAAGGTTACTAACGACACTTCCATCAAATCTACTTCTTTGATAATACGTTTATTACCACGCTTATCATATGAAACTTCTTTAGGGTTTACTCTAAAGCCTATTGATAGACCATCTAAAGCACCCATTTTTAATAATTCGTAAGCTTCTGCACCTGCTTGTGTTTTAAGAGCAAGTCTGCCTTTTACAACCAAGCCATGTGCATCTTCTTTTATCTCATCAAACACACCTATAGGCATATCAGACTTGTGTTGATATAAGAGTTTTACATTTTGTGGTTTTCTTCTTTTAAGGGATTTTGCAAAAGCACCTGATTCAATGACATCATTTCCTAAATCTTTATTTCCAAAGACTGAACCATATCCTTCAAAAGTACCATAGTTCTTATCTTCATCTTCATCATTGTAAGCTTTAATGCTTGATTTGATCTCAATAGATTCTTTTTCTACTTCTTTAGAATCCATTTCATCAACAGTTTCTTCAGTATTAGGTTTGCTTTTACCAAACTCAATAATATAAGAATCATCTGTTTCTTCAACTGCTCTTATGTGTTTTTCATCATTCTCAATAGAATCTTCTTTATTTGAATCGTACTCACTAGTACAGACAGCTAATCTTTGCTCGGAATCTGTATATTCACTCGCCATAGTGTCATCTCCCATACATCTTGTTATAAAATTTTGCCTAGACTCTAATATTTTTGGTTTAGGTATAGGCATATTATCTATATATAGTACATCAGGTACTAGTCTAGCACAATATCTTGTTCATCTGCATAAACTATTACACATCTGCAATTAATCACATTCTTAGCACCACCTCTTGAATCACCTGCATACTTCATAGGCACACCATCAACCATGAAATCTTCATCCATATCTACAGTTTGTCTATTAGCATTGGCATGTGCAGGTCTTGTTCTATCATCATTAGTAGCAACCCATTGTTTTTTCATCTTCATTCCTAATTGTTTTTGCACATTTTCAAAATATGAATTTTGTGCATAACTTGCCGCATTATGTGTTTCTGTTCTTGCTATGAGTGCTGATCTCCTAATGCTTAATGTTTGTATTTCTTTGCTTACAAGATTGGCTATATTTTCTAATGCAAGACCACCCAACCTTCCATCTTCAATTAATCTACTAATTTGATTTGCCATCCTTGTGCTTATGCCTGATAACAGCAATTGTCTTGTTGCAAAATATGTAGCTATTAAATTTTCAAAATCAACTGCTCTACCAAAGACATATAATTCAACATCTTTTGTTGAAAAATATTTATCTTCATTATGTTTAAATATTGTTCTAAATACTTTTCTGTAGTGGTTGGTTACTAGGGGTATAAAATCTTCATTCAAAGTCTGTGCGGCAGTCTCTGGTTGATATATGCCATATTCCTTATAAAGGAACATTTGAACATTAACAAACTTTCTAAATAGAGTTTTTAAGTTTCTGTTAAATTGTTTTTCAAGATTGTTTCTAATAGCTAATTGATCTCTAAGTTCTTTTCTAACATCAATTTTGCCTTGTCTTAAAGTATTAAATCTTTTCTGATTTAGTTTCATAAAATTATTATGTCATATGAGTTGCAATAATCTATAGGGTTGTTATAATAACTACATGATAAACAATAACTTAAAAGGAAACCAAATGAGTAAATTAGAAAAAAGAATAGAACAAGTTAAAGCATTTTTAACAATTGCTAAGTTGCATTTAGCTAATGGTATTGAATATGCAGATACAGATATAAATGACCACATTGCAGGTCTAGAAATGGAACTTAGAGGTTTAACTAACACTACAATAATCACAGAACTAAACAACCTTTGGAGCAAATAATATGACAAACGAACTTAAAGAAACATATGACTCAATTTATAAAAAAATGGAAGGGGGTACAGCACACAAACAATTTAGATCTGAGAATGTATCACTAATAGAAGCTGACGATAACTTTGCAAGGTTTGTAATGGAAACAGCTAAGGCAGTAATTAAATTTAACAAGAGAGGTAAATAATGATTGATTGGAAAAACTGTAAAGATGCTACTATTGATAACCAGTATTGCGACAAAGGTCCACTGGGTTGTAGTTACTGCGATGATATGGACTATGTATTAACATATGAAAAAGAAAGCAGGAATTGTCACGAATTTGATTCTATGAACAAAGATGCTCTAAAGCATGTAGAAGATATTTATAGAAAAAGAGGGGTGTAGTAATTCTAAAATATCAAAGGGGATTAAGTTCCCCTTTTTTTATTGTGATTACTTGCTAGATAAAGGGTGTCCTTTAGGAAACAAATCATTGTCATGTTTGCCACCTCTAAATTTACCTGTAGATAATGCCCTTAAAAAACTATTGACCCTTGCATATGCCCATTGGTCAGGACTGCTTACACTTGGTCTTACACTTGATGGGTTAGTTCTATAAGCACCAACACCCCTTCTAAAGACAGCTTCTAACATTCTAAGCGTTGCTCTTTTTGTTTTTGTGCCACCATGTTTTTCATTATGGTCATCTACTTTTTTTTGTAATGCTGTTTTAACTTTACCTGATAAAGCCTTTTCATCTTCTTTGCTTTCAATGTGTTCTTGTAATGCAAACTCTTTATCTTCTTCTGTGATTATTTGTTGACGCTTTCTTTTAGCCCAAGCAAAGCCTGAATCTGAACCCCAAAGCATCCATGCGATCTTTCCTGCACTTGGATATCCATCTTCACCCTGTCTAAAACCCTCTGCTTGTTTATCTACTTCATGCCTTTTGAAAAAGCTATACATTCTTTTGACTGTAGATATAGATAGCTTGTCCTTTCGTATCAACTGGTTTGCTCTTGCGACACCAACGCTTGTACCACCCCTGTTAAATTCTTTACGCATTTCTAAACCTCTTTTAGCTTCTTTTGCCATTGCATCTGTAGGTGTAGTATCTATATCAGATAAAGCTTTTTCTTCTTGCAATAAAAACTCTATCTCTTTATCTATTTCATCATCATTGTCATAATCTTCTAAATCTTCTTCATTGACTGGGTTCTCAGGCTTATCTACACCTTCATCACTGATAGGAAATAAAGTAGCTGATATGTACAAGTCATCTGCACCATCTACTGGCTCTAATCCAATGATTCCTCTTGCTTCATTTCTAGTCATTATGCCTTCACGAACAGCACTAGTAACATTTTCATATGTCTTGCGTTTTCTTTCTGCTAATGCAGGTATTGAATCAACATCAAATTCAAGTGTTAAATTGTCCCCAAACATAGGCACTAACCATTCGTTGAGATCAGAAGATATTTTTCTTAAATGTGGGATAATTGTCTCTTCATATAGAGCAAGTCTTGCTTCTGCTACATTACTATAAGTTTGGCTGTCAGGTACACCTACAAGCTGTGAGGGTACACCAAAACATAAAGCTATATCTGTAGTTGCCATGTTCTTTAATGCATGAAAATCCATGTCTTTAGGACTAAGACCCATCTCCTTCCAGTCAAAGTCACCTTCAAGCAACATAGGTCTACCTGCATTACCTGCACCACTAAATCTATTGTTTAGGTCTGTAAGCAATTGTTGTCTTTGTGATTCTGAAAGGTTTACAGCAAATCCTGAATCATCTTGTGGTTTAAATACAACAGCACCACTAGGTCTTGCACCATTTTGCAATAAATTGACATTGTGTTTACTAGCCATGTTGAACTGGTCAACTTCTATAGCCGCGGCACTCATAGGACTTAGACCATAGTAATCATCTAAAGGATTCCATAATTTAACGTGCTTTACTTCGCTGTATCCATTTTCTTGGTCAACTTTGTACGATTGTTGAACTCTGCCATTAATAATATATTCATATTTATCAGGAATAGCATTACCACTTCCTTTTATATTGATTCTATCAGGTCTTAATTGATGTAGTTCTTTTGGCGCACCATTCACACCACCTACTTTAAGGATGTAAGCATTACCACTAAGAAGCACATAACCAAAAAGGCTATTAAAAAACTCTGAGTAGGACTGTAAAGGGTTTGGTCTGTTAAGTAGGTTAATAAGTGGGTGTTGTTCAATTATTTGATCTCCTGACTTTAAAATAAAGGGTACAGCACTTGCACCTTTAGATATTTCGTTTACGCACCTATATACAATTGCGTTTTTTAAATATCCTTCGTTTGCTAAGTCTTGGTATTTGTAAGTCTTGGCTTCTTCAGTGCCTACACCAAAGTAACCCATCATGTTTGAATTTTTTTGTTCGTCTATAGGTTGTAAATTAAATAACCTTTGTAAAAATGTTTTTTGTGTCATTAGCTTATTCTCCAGTTTACTTGTCCTTTAGATTTGCTTAATTCAGTCAAACCCCAAACCAATGCATCTAATCTATCAGGACTTGGTTTAAGCTGACCTACATATGAACACATTTGCGATTCTAACTCTGCAAATATTCCCATATGATGTACACGCTTCTGCTCGTATAAAGCCGCAATAGGTTCTGCTCTTAACATCTTACCTCTTGTAGCTCTAACTGACCTGTAAGAAACATTATTATCTTTATCTCTAATAACCTTTTCTACTAAATCGCCACCATTATTAACTTCAGCTATAATTCTGTCTGCTTCCCATTCATAGTAAGCATTTAATACTATTCTACCCCAACTATCAGCAGTATGTCTTCCTGATAAGTCTTCCAGTACATAATACTCGTTATTTCTATCTTTGCCTACTACCACAATGCCTGTTTCATCACTATTATCTCCTGTTGTTACAGCAGGGTCTACAGCTACTATTATTTGTGATAACTCCCTTTCATCTTCAGCTTGTAATCTTGTTGTTTCAATCAATGCGTTATTCCATAAAGCACCCTCAACATCATCTAATATTTCTGCATAAAGTTCTTGCCTACCTAAAGCAGTACCTTCATATCTTTCACGCATCATCTCTAAGGCACTTTCTGCTAGATTTTCTCTGTTTTCAAAAGTGTTACCTTTCGTAAGATGTACATCATCTCTAACTATCAAATCTTTTAATATTTTTATTGGCTTTGGTGTGGTTGTTATAAGACATTGAGGATTTTCTCCTAGTCTTAGACCAAACATCAATTGGTCAAAAGCATCAGGGTACTGCCAAGAAGCTAACTCATCACACCATGCTCTATGAAACTGTGGTCCCCTTAACCTTTCAGGACTTACTGCCGCATATCCTACAATCTTTGAGCCATTTGCTAATCTGATCTCCATGTTTGAACTTGCAAAACCATTTGTACCAAACGTATTGTCTGTGCATTCATTTGGTATTATAGATAACAAGCCTGATGGACCACCAAAACAAACCCTTCTTAAATCACCAAAAGTAGGAGCAACTACAGCACATATAACATTTGGATTTCGCATAGCGTATATAGCGATATCTTGTGCACCTGTTTTTGTTTTGCCCCAACCACGACCTGCAAGAATCAACCATATAAAAAAGTTTTCATCTTGTGGTGGTATTTGTTTGGGTCTAGCTGTTTTTAACCATTCAGTGTATAGAGCTATCGCTTTCTTCTCGCTTTGCTCTTGCAACCGAGTCAAGCAGTTCCATAGCTTCTCTGAAGGCATCTGTGTCTGAGACTTCTGCATTTAGTTTCATGTTTTCTGTTGATTCACCTAGTGCTAGTTTTCCTAGCTTCTGTGCTTGTAAACTTGCACCTGCTATTTGATTCAACATTTGGGTTGTCATTGTTGGCGAACCTTGTTGTCTTTTCATTGCGTTATCTTGAAATATCATACCTATCTCGTTAAACATAAACTTTGCCATAGTTAATGCGTTATCATCTAAAACTTTAGATTCCTTTACCATTTCTTTTTGTCGTTCTGCATCTAGCTTTTGCATAAACTCATCATGGAATCGTTCTTGTTGGGATTTCCAACTTTCTTTTTGTGACCATTTATATAGTGTGCTTCTTGCTATCTTATGTTTGATCGCTAGTGCATCTATAGTTTGATACTTGCGTTCAGTACTGCCTAAATCTATACCCTGTACAAATTCAGTTCTTATCTTTTCTGCAAGTTCTTTTGTAAGTTTGATTGTTTTAGCCACTAAAAATTATCCAATAAATCTCTATTTATCTCACAAGTCTAACACATATAAATTGAAATATACAAAATGGGTTTGCAAATATATTTAGATATGTTTATAATTGTAACTATTGAAATTTGATATTTAAAAGGAGTAACAATGAATATTACAAAAACTGAAAACAGAATTATTAATTCACTTACCCTTTCTTGTATTAAGCATAACTATCCTGAATTCGTTGCAGAGTTTGGTTATGAAGATGCTGATAGAAGAATGGAAAATCTTTTTGGTGCTACATGGAATGATTGTAAAGAGTTGGTTTGGCAGTGGCATGATTTTAATACTGGTGAAGTAAGGAGTGTGTCTAATGAAAGCTAAAACATTTGCCCAAGCTTCCCATCAATGGTCTTGTTATGTACAAGATAATATGGGTACAGTAATGAATGAACACTCTTACCCTTTTGAAGAACTATCAGAAGAAAAGAAAACTGTATGGATTCTTAAAAATAACTTTGGTGTTTTATGTGTTATAGATAAAGAAACAGGTGAGGTAGTTACATGAATATATTTGCAGTAGAGACATGCCCCATTGAATCAGCTAGAGCATTACCTGATAAGTTGATTGTTAAGATGCCATTGGAAACAGCACAGATGCTTTCAACTGCACATAGATATTTGTCACCTGATGAATACTGTGTAGAAAAAGGTTTGTATAAAAAAGCTTATTACAATCACCCATGTACTATATGGGCAAGAAAGTCACATGAAAATTACAGATGGTTGTTATTACACTTCATAACCTTATGTGAAGAATACTATTTTAGATATGGTAGAAATCATGCTTCATGGACAAAGTTGTGGAGTGGCTTAAAAATATTCCCAATGAATATACAAGAAGGCGATCTCACAGAATTTGCACAAGCCATGCCAATAGAATACAAAAATCCTAATGACCATATAGATGCATACCGCAAATACATGATTGCAGAAAAACATTACGCTAAGTGGGAAAAGGGTAGAGATAAGCCAACTTGGTGGTCGTAAAAAAACTTTAATTATTTTGTCCTAGAGGGTTGCATTTATAACTGTAGTTGTTATTATAACTACATCAAGATGATATTTAAAAGGAGAAAAAAATGACATTTGATAATAAAAGAACATTTGGAGTAGAGATTGAGTTCATTGGTCAAAACAACCAAAGAACAACTAACCAAGAAATTAATCAATACCTTGAAAGACAAGGTGCTGATTTCAGAATGCACACTGCATACTACAGTGATTCAGATGCAACTATATGGAGACTTAAAACTGATTCATCAGTTAATGGTAGTGGGTTTGGTCTTGAGGTTGTATCACCAGTATTACAAGGTGATTCAGGTTACAGAGATCTTATGTTAGTTTTAGATGCAGTAAACAACACTGGTGCTTCTATAAACAGAACTTGTGGTCTTCATGTTCATGTAGGTGTTAGTGACTGGGGCATCAAGCAGTTTAGAAATCTTTACAAAAGATATGCTAAGTTTGAAACAGCTATTGATTCAGTTATGCCTTCTAGTAGAAGATTAAGTAACAATGACTACTGTAATTCTACAGTTATGGCTTTTGGTCAAACACTTGGACAAGCTTTTGAAACTATCAACTCATGCAGAACTGCTAGAGCAATATCAAGTCAAATTGGAACAAGATACACAAAACTTAATATCCAATCATTTTGGAAGCATGGAACTATTGAGTTTAGACATCATGCAGGTACTACTGACAAAGAAAAAATCTCTAATTGGTTAAAGGTTTGTTTATCAATGGTTCAAGCCGCTGATTTAAACAGAGCAATCAAAGTAAATAGATTTGATAATGTTAGTGAGTTCAAAGATAAGATTAGCCTTATGTTAAAAGGTCTAAGTAAATTAGAAGGTTCTTTAATAGAATCAAGCACAAAAAGATTTTTCACAAAAAGGAGAAAAGCATTATGCAACTAGAATATACAGTAAAAGGTGGTGGAATCCTTAGAGGTTTCACCAAAGAAGATATAGCTTATTCATTATATGAGTTATCACTAGCACCAAGTTCCAGTTTTGATAATTGGATGCAAGGTACTAGCACTAGAATCAATACACAATTTGGGTATAACATTAGTTATGACAACCCAACTGATTTTGTTAATGACCTTGCAAGACATGGTCTTATTATTAGGAGTTCGTAATGTTTTATTTTGCCTATGGTGCCAATCTTAATTTAGAAAACATGAAGTATAGATGCCCAAATGCCAAGCCTATAGTTAAGTTCTCTATGCCTAATTACAAACTAGTATTTAAAGGTGTTGCTGATATTGAATACTGTGCCAATGAATCAGTAGAGGGTATGCTTTGGGAAATCACTGATAAGTGTGAACAAGCATTAGATATCTTTGAGGGTTATCCCCATTTATATCGCAAAGAGTATTTTACAATTAAGATGGGTGGAAAACTTGCACATGATTTTGGCGATAATGCAGATGTTATGTTCTATGCAATGAATAGAGCAGACTATGGCGAACCAAACCAAAGTTATTTTAATTGTATTCTTGATGGTTATATTGCTAATAAACTAGACACAGATTTTCTTTATGATGCACTTCTCCATGCACAAGAAAATAATTCTATTTATAGATACGAATCTAAGTCTTGGAAGTAATGTTTACAGGGTGTGGTGTTCTCCTACCATGCCCTGCTAATCAAACTCTCTACCTTTAACATCAGGAACCCAACCTTTCGTAAATTCTTCTTGTGAACCTTTCTCTGTCATTGGTTGATAATCGTAAAGCCTATCTATTTCTTCTTGCTCCATTCCTAACAATTCAATAAGCTGTTCATCTGTATAATTATGTTTCTCTTTCATCTTCCTGACAATACCAGTCATAGGTAATATTCCATGATTACCTCTTGCTCTATTATGAACAATGGTTGCACACATTTGTTGTGCTTCATCAACCACATCATCTAAAAAGACAACAGGCACATAACCATCTGTGAGATCAGAAATATCTTGATCTCCTGAAACAGTCCATCTATGAAAACCATCAACAATTTCATATGACTTTCTAATTACAATGGGTTGTGTCCACCCACTTAATTTAATACTTGTTTTAAGCAGTTCTAACTCCACTGGTGCAACTTTGTTGGGGTTGTACTGGTTAGCCTTAAGCTTAGACCTTTTTACCCACTGCATAGCATTGATTGGTTGATTATTTTTACCTTTTTTGACCATGTCTTTCTACCTCATATGCTTTTTTTTGTGCTGCATATTGTTTTTTATTACTAGTAAACATTGGTTGTTTACGACCTTTAAAATCACCACGCATAGCTATACGCAATAAAAACTTCCAACCTATACCTGACTCAGGGTGGTGTGTTCCCATCATTGGTTCAGATGTTTTTTTGTAATGATTGCCTACAAAGTCATTTATTACTTGTGCAATTTTAGACCTATATGGTTCAGGATGTTTGTTTAAAAAGTACTGTATAAATTCTTCCCATGAAGTGTCTTTTGGTTTATCAGGAAGCCCACCAAAAGCGTAAAGTTCAGTATTAGCGTATCTTGCCGCAGTTGCACTGCCTGGCACTCTGTTTTGCATTTTTTCCCATAGTTTTGGAAAAGCTATAGAGTACTGCCAAAGTCCACGCATAGGTTCTTCTCCATATGGTGGTGCGCACCTTTGTTGTAGATGTGTAAGACCGACTTTTTCTAATATGTCATAAGTGGTGTTGTAATCCCAACCAAATTTTTTTGGACCACTCCAAACATCAACTGTTTTCATGTCATATATGGGGCAAACTTTGACGCAATTAGCTAATGCAGTTTTAGATTTCAGATTTATCATATAATCTTCATATCTTTTTTCGCTTGTTTGTAAGATTGTTCTATAACGCATAAGGCTTTCTTCTGACCTAATTCCCATAATAATACCTACCTCGCCCCATTCTTGTGGTGGAAAAAGCAAACCATTGCATTCAGGTACTGTTGGTCTTTCATCAATGTTTCTTGGAAAGTTAGGAATGTCATCTAAACCAATAACACTTGAATGTGTTGGATATGGTCTACACCATTTCTCTTTATCTTCAGGTGCCCATGGCCACCAATGTGGATGATTACGACTGCAACCATTTCTATGTTTTACTGGTAAGCATAACCAGTTCATTTTTATTTCAGGGAGATCAGCAACCCTTTCTACATAATCTATTGTTTCATATGGGATAGCTTCTTCATCAAAAAAGTATACATGCAGTGGTAATTTGTTTCTTTCCTTGGCAACTTGCAGTGTCATGTTTAGACAAACTGTAGAGTCTTTGCCACCACTAAACATTACAACAACATTGTCAAAAATATCATAAGTTCTATTAATACGCTCTAAGGCTAATGTGTAAACATCTTTATCAATATCGCGTTTTTTAGATATCATTCCCATAATTTAACCTTCTCTAAGGCTCATGACTGGCTTCTATAGACTATGTTAATACCCTAGAACCTAGCTTTTTCCATGATCTATATAAGTTCTATTTAACATTGGATGGTTGGTATCTGTTGGACCAAAGTCTGAATCAGGATGATATGCAATTATATCCATATAAGACTCAGCAGTTCTAAAACTATGAACTTCACCTTCTTCTAAACAAAACATCATGCCTTTTGTTAAATCTTCTTCCCAACCCTCGCGTTTACCTTCAGGTTTTTGGAATGCTTCACCTTTGCCACCTATGACAATACCCATTCTTATACTTGGGTGTAAATGTTGGGTTTGGTCTATACCCATAGGGAAATGTAAATAGTTTAAACATGGGTCTCCTAATCTTGGTGGCATTACCAATAAAGAGTCTGTACATCCATCAATGTATGACAATCTTCCATGTTTTTCAGAGTGTCCAACCATATCTATACCTCTGAAACCATATCTGATAATTACGAACAATTGCCCTTCTTCTAACATTTCTATTGGTGTCTCACCATTTAGAGGTGTTTTTATTGTGAAAAAATCATTTTCATTTATTGTCCAAGTTTGCTCTCCATGTATTGCAAAAGTACCTTTAGTGCAGAACCCATACATATTTCCTACAGTATCATCTATAACAAAATCATCTGATATAGAGATCATTTCAGTTGGATACATGCTATCTTTTTGGTCTATTATATCGGCATGTTGTGGATTGGGTATAAGTATCATTTGTGTTTCCTCATTATGTAAAGCAGTGCATTGTTTTTAGTTTGTAAATCTTTGTCATCTCTTACTGTTTCTAAAATTTTCATAACTTCTGCTCTATCTTCTTTTTCTAAATAAAATGTTATTGGTTGTTGTGTGGTTAAATCAGAAGCACTATAACCAACCTCAGGTTCATCTATCTTAACATCACTAAAACTTGTGTCAAAAGGTGTAAATGCAACTTCTTTTGGTTGAAAACCTGCAACATCTATTCCTTGTAGTTTTTCTAATTCTAATTCAAGAATTTTATCTTCCCATTGTGTCAATTCACCAACTTTATTATCAGCTAATCTATATGCATTGATATTTATTTCATTATCTTCGTAAACTGTGCAAGGAACCTCATCAATACCAAGTTTTTTTGCAGCTAATAATCTTGTATGACCCACTACAATTACATTGTCCTTATCTATAACAATTGACTGTTGAAATCCATGTTTATGTAATGATTTAGCAACTTCATCAATTGCACTTTGTGAAATAACTCTTGGGTTTTGAAAGTAAGGAACAATATCTTCTGTTTTCTTATAAATGATATCCATATTGGGTTATCTTATATGTAAAACTACAACATGACAACCTTATTCACCCCAGTGTGGCGGATTATCAAAATCTGAATAAAAATCATCAAAAGGTTCAAATATTCTTTTTTTAGAATTAAAGCTAAACTTAGCACTACCAATAGAACCATATAAGTCTTGTTCTCTTATTTTTCTAGTAATAACTTCACTGGTATTATCATCAAAATCTCTGTGTACTGTTAAAATTACATCTGATTGGTTATTCCAATGACTAGCACCACTAATGTCATATGCAGTTGGTGGCGTATATCCACCATCACCCATTTTTTGTAACTTGGTAGGATGTGCAACTACCCAAAATACAATATCGTGAACTCTAGCAAATCTTTTGCACTTAGATATAAAATCCCTTATATGTTCATCTTCTCTTTTACCGCCACTACGACTAGCATTAACTTCATTGTATGGGTCAACTATTACACCATTACAACCATGTTTTAATATTGCACCTTTGCTTATGTTTAATATGTGTTCAATTGTTGGAACTTCATCTGCAGTTTCAATAAAAAAGAAATGGTCATCAAGAAATTTCATACCATCCCTTAATTCACTGGTTGACATTCTGTTATCTTCACCAATATCAAAAGGTTTCTCAGCGATCATTTGTACCATCCTTCTTAGATGCATTTGTGTACTGTGTTCAGGTGAAAACAATGCAAACTTCCAACCATAAGTCTTTGCTAACTTAATTAGTATCATATCTAAGAAGTAACTTTTACCATGATTGGGTATACCAGTAACAGTATGGAAAGTACCCTTCATTATTTTATATATCTTGTCTAGATTGCTGTAACCTATCTCTACTGGTTTTGTGTAGTTGCCATTATATAAATCAATGACAGCACCAGTGTAATCACCACTTCTATACAAACCATCTACTGGATATGGAACTGCATTTGTTATTACTTGTTTTAGCCTATCAACACCATGTTTTATTAAAACATCATTTGCATCTTTACAATCATCAGGTCTTTCAACAAACCAACATATATCTTTGCCAAATCTATGTAATAACTCCTTGTGTAAACTATTACCTGCTGAATCGTTATCAACAAACAAAACAACCTTAGTTGCTTTAAGGTTACAATTTTTTAATGGTAAAAATCTTTTATCATCAACTTTTAGATTTGCATTCTTTGGTGCTCCATCAGGCAATGTAGTTACGTTTGTATAACCTGCTTCATATAATGCAAGACAATCCATCTCACCCTCAACAATGATTATTGTTTCTTCACTATGCACTCTTTCATAATTATATAAAGATTTTTTACCATTTTTTGTTTGTTTAAATTTCTTATCAGCACTTCTATATTTTATATTTACAACATCTTTATTTAGATTGTAATAGGGCATACCAATCCAATAATCGTTTTCCATATATATGCCAAAGGCATCCACTGTTTCTTTACTTATGTGTCTAGTTGCAAAAAAGGAATACATCTTAGATGGTTTAGATGGTTCTTTTGGTACTACAGGTGGTACATATATTTTTTCAGGTCTATTTACTTTTGATTCACCCTTCCATCCTGTATTTGGATTGCAACCCCCAGTGAATTCACAATGATGACAGAACCATACACACTGTCCTGTAGCTTCTATTGTTAATGCTAATGGGTTATCACTTGGATTATGGTTATGTGGTTGACAGCTTGGACACTTTATTTTTTGTGTACCCACTTCTGTATTTTTAGGTGATATGCCTTGTTTTCTTAATTCGTTTTCAATGTTCATTTTTACCCCGCTAAGTTATTCAATGATTGTTTTTTAATTTCAATGTTTTGGTTTTCGTAATCTAAGAATCTTTTTTGGTTTAACCAAGTACTTGGATGTGGAATAAACTTTTCTTCAGTCCTTTGATTTTTGATCTCATTAGAAAATCTAATTGCACAAACAGTTAATTTTTTAGTTGGAAAATCCTTAGTAGCTATAATCCATTTTTGATGTGCAAGATGTTTATTTATTTTTCTAGGATATGAATCCCAAAAGTCCTTAAAGTCTTGGTCATATTTGTCCACCCCCTTCTTTTTTATATTAACTTTAGTATCTTCTTTAGTGTTATAGGTCGTGGGTGTCCTAGGGGTTTGGACATCAGTGTCCACCCCTATCAAAATAGTATATAGATTACTTGTACCTATTCTCTGTTCTATTTTAATTAGTCCTAACTCTGATAATTGTGAAGTGCATCTACGAATAGACCTATCACTTACACCAACTAATTTTGCTAAATGTTTTTCACTTGGATAACTTGCACTATGCTCATTTGCATAATTACAAAGTATCATTAAAACAAGTTTTGCTGTTGGGTTTGGGATTTCTTTTTTAAGACACCATGATAACGCTTGAATTGACATTCAGACATTTTGGGCTAGTTAGGACAAAATTTCAAGTCCTAAATATTATAAAAATCATTTGCTGAAACTTCACCATTTGTAACTGTATAAATTTTACGCATGTCATTTTTTCTAGGTATCCTTTGCCCATTACACCATTTATCTATTGCGCCTTTGCTAACAATAGCATCATTATTTTGTAAATAAACAAGAAAGTCATCATGTGTTAAACCTTCTTTTTTTAACCATTCTGATAGTTTCATAATGTCTAGTCTATCATAATATTTGCAATTAACCCAGTTTGTCCTTATAATAATAGTCAACTAATTGAAATTTGATAATATGAAAACAAACGACAAAGCATTTGAAAAATATGGGATTAAGTACCTTAGTCCTTCAGCAATAAACAAATTTAGAAAAAACCCTGCTAAGTGGTTAGTCAATATTGCAGGTTATAGAGACCCAATATTTTCACCTGCTATGACCTATGGTATTGCAATTGAGCAGGGTATAACAATGGGTGTAATGACTTCTGCATCTATCAATGATTGTATTGATTCTGCTATGAATGAGTATGACCGAATATATAAAAAGATTGAAGATGAGAAAGCCAAATATGATTTTGCTAAATGTCTTGAAAAACAAATTACAGTTGGTGAAGTATTAGAAAAGATAATACCTATGTACAGACAATTTGGTAAGCCTATAGCATGTCAAGAATGGGTAGAGATATATTTAGACTTGCCTATTCCATTCAAGGGCATAGTTGATTTATTATATGAAGATTCTGTCAGAGATCTTAAAACAACAGGAATAATGCCTAAAGCAGTCAAAACCGACTATCAAAACCAATTAAGCATCTATTCATTAGCTACTAGTAAAAAACCATATGTAGACTATGTTTATGTAACCAAATACAAAAGAGAATTAATAAGCTTTGATGTTCCTAATGTAGAAGAGAACATTAAAAACGCAAGAAGAATTGCAATGAAAATGTGGCAGTTGCTGTCATTTTCTAGTGATATCCATGAAGTCTGTGCTATGTCATGTTTAGAACCTGATATATCTAATGAAGATTTTATGAACCAATGGAGTGACACTGAAATAAAAGGTGCCACAGAATTATTTAACTTGAATACTTGAGGAAATTAAAATGAATAACTTAATACAAGCTTTACTACAAGCACAAAAAGAAATTGCACACGCTACCAAAGATGCTAACAACCCATTTTTTAAAAGTGGTTATGCAACATTAGAGCAAGTGATTAATACAGTAAAAGAACCATTAAATAATAATGGGATATATTATCAACAGAACAGTAAGCACAGCGAAACTGGTGCTGTGTGTGAAACTATGTTTTATGGGCATGATGCTGAACTAAGTGCAGGAAGTGTTTTTGTACCTGCAGATAAACATGACCCACAGGCTTTTGGTAGTGCCTTAACGTATGCTAGGAGATATTCTTTATCTATGGCTTGTGGTATTGGTTCAGCAGATGATGATGGTGAGACAGCTATGCAGAGAGATAAGGGCAAATATAAAATGATTGGTAATAATGGTAAAGTTGTTTTATCTCGTGATAGCGAAGAAGAATATTTAAAAGATTGTGGAAGAATGATGAAAGATGCTAATAATGTTTTAAGCAAAAAAATATATAAAGCTAACTCTGAAACAATTAAAAAAGCTAAAGAATCCAGTACAGGTGAGATCAAAGATTCATATGAAAGACTAATCGCTTTATATGAGGGCGAAAATGAAACACAAAAATAAACCCACATTACACGACTGTGTCTATATGGCTATGTCACAAGGTAACTGGTGGGCGCCACATGAACTAAGACAATTTATTTTACATAAGTTTAATAAAGCTTGTAGTGAAAGTGGTCTAACTGCATCTATGCGTGATTTTAGAAAACCTGAATACAGGGACAAATATAAATTACCATTAGGTGAAGTATTAGAAAAGAAAAGAAACTATAACAATAGTAGTGGTTGGAAATATAAACTAATAATTAAATAAGGAAAAAATATGTCACAAGAAAAAAAATTTGAACAAAAAGAAAAGAGTGGTGCTTTGTGGGTAGACAACAATGCCCAAATTTTAAGGAAGGGTTCTATGTTGTGGAAATCTGCATCACCTGAAAACGATAACAAAGATGAGAAAAGATATTTCGCATTAGTTGAAAGTGAAAATAATTTTGGCAAAAAAAAGCTAGAGTTATTAATGTCTGTAGGTCTTGTTTTTGTAAATGAAAATAAATTTTCAGAAGATAGTCCTGATATAAGTGGTAATGTAACTATTGATGAAGCTATCTATAAATTTTATGGTCGTAAAAAAGAAGCTAAAGATGGATTGCCTTTTACCTCATGTCAGTTGGTTGAAAAAGATGATGAAATATTTGTTAAGGAAGCAGAAGAAAAACTACCCTTCTAGTTAATGGCAAAAAGAATAGTAGATAAAAAACATCTAGCATATGTAAGAACCCTGCCTTGTTTTATACAACGTGCAGGGTTTTTATCTTGTGATGGTCCTATACAAGCACATCATTTGCTGAAACCAGTAAGTGGCTACAGAGGTTGGGGTCTTAAAAGTCATGACACAGAATGCATACCTCTATGTCAATTCCATCATGCACAATTGCATACAAAGTATGGGAATGAGTTTAAGTTTTTTGAACATTATGGAATACCAAAAGATGCAGGACAAAAATATGCAGAAGCTATATACAAGAGATCAATATACATTGATGAATGTGACGATGATTTGCCCTTCTAAAAATAATTAATTTTTTTGTCATATGGGGTTGTATTTATAACCAATGTTGTTATAATAATCATATGAACAACGAAACAATGACATTTAAAAAGGAGAAAACAATGAACATTGAAATTGATACAACTAAAAGCACAGACCAAATGATTGAACAAGTACTTCCTACTTTATTAGACGCAATCAAAGAAAAAGCATATGTAAATGGTTACAAAGCAAGTGATACAGAAGCACTTGGTTTAGTAGTCAGCAAGTTCACTAAGTGGGACTTAGGTGCAATCCTTAACGTAACATCAGAAGCATTAGAAGATGCTAACTTTGATGATGTTGCTAAACAGATAGACAGAATAGCGTAAGGGTAAATAATGGCTAAATTAGAAAGAGGTCAAAAAATCTACTATAAAGACTGGACTGATAGTGACAAGATATATCCTGCTAAAGTAATACATTGTAAATACAGATATGTAATTATTGATGTGCTAATTAATGAACACGGAAACACTTGGGAAAGGTGGGAAGTAAACATTGATGATTGCAAACCTACAGATGATTTTAATATAGTTAGACCTGCAGGTAGTTTTTTAGGAAATATGATTCAATACAAAAAAGGGGTAACAAATGAAATATGAACTATGGGTTTATTTAGAAGAACAAGGTTTTTGGTGGAAGCATTTGTCTACAAAAGACAAAAAACAATCAGAGATCAAAAAACAGAAGCTTGTGTCACAAGGACATAAAGTAAAAGAAAGCATTAATTATTTAGGAGTAAATTAATATGGCACTTATAGACGGAAAGCAATTAGCAAAACTACGTTCTGAGTATGGAACTACACAGGTTGAATTAGCAGAATATCTTGGATACATGACCAAGGGAAAACCAAATAGAAGCATGATAGCTAGATTTGAGAATGGACATGCAGAAATAAATCCAAGAATAAGCAAACTTCTTGAAAACTATTTTATGAATCACAATGTTTAAGTTAATAGATGTAGTGGTTATTGACCCTAATAAAGAAGAGGTAAGATGGGAAAGTTTCAATGACAATGGAGACCCAAAAGAACTTACAGAAATTATGAACTGCGCAACTATTGATGTGGTGAGACTTGGGGGCGATGTAATTATGTTTGTTGATGATGAGGGATTACTTGCACAAGAAAATAGATATTTTTATTTTAAAGACCTTCCTAGTTCTACTTTTGCAGGTACTTGTGTAGTTGCAAGAACTGATAGTAATGGAAACACTTTAACTTTTAACAGAGATATTGATGATGTTAGAGAAATAATAGAATGGAAACCAAAAGGGTATAAAGAGGAACCATTTATGGCTTTTATGCCTTTAGATGATGGAGTTATGCACTAATGAAATTTTTAAAAACTTTAGATTTGTTTTTTGACAAACAATGGCGAATTACACATGAAACTATAGTCCATTTATTTAATATAAAACAAGAAGAAGATATTGACTGGTTAAACATGCACAACAATATGGTGGAGGATAAAAACAAAGATGAGTAAAGTTATTAATATAAAAGATTACTTAAACAAAAATAAACCTAAAGCAGAACAACTACAGGATATGATTGTAGAAGTGCATAAAGAGATAATAAAAATGCATGAAAAATCTATTTTGAATTACCAACAACATAAAATACTGCTTGGTAGATTAAATGAAATTGTTAATGACAAGGAGTCAAAAAATGAAGATTAGAAAATTAGAAGATGTATATAATCCAAACAAAAAGATTTGGGGTGGTTGGCATTACAATGCAAGAAGTAATGTTATAGAACTTTTTGATAAGCAAGAAACATATTGCTGTGTAGTTGATTTAAACAGTTTGAAAAATGCTAGTGATGTCTTTGCAATGATTTTATACATGAAGCCAAGAATTAAAGATGCTGAGGATTTTAAAGATATGATATCTGCTATTGAAGAGTTTAAAGGTAACTATAGAAGTATATTATGCTAGTATATTTAACAGGGGGAAGATTATGAATAATTTTAATTACGATGATGAAGCGCCATATATTGTAAATTTTAATAGATGGTATCATATGAACACAGTTGAAAGAGAAATGTATCAAGAAGAAAAAATGTCTTTTGATAAAGCTGAACTTACTTTCAAAAAGATGTGGGGTTTTAAAAAATTAGAAGAAACAGTTTTTGTTAATTAGATTTTTTCTCACTTTGGTACATAATATTTAAACCTGCTAATGTACAAAGTCTATTTTTTTCATCTAAGCCTTTTTCTGTGAGATCATAACTCTGACCATTAACTTTTATATAACCTTCTGTGATTAGGTTTGTTAATAGGTCACTTGGTATATCATCACCAAACATGATTGTAAGAATTGAGCCTAGTCTTTTTGTCTGTGTTTTACTTAAAGCCATCAAATATGTTCCCAATCATTGCCTTCAAATAATAGAGATTCAGCCAATCTCCTTCTAGTTAAACCTTCAAGAACCTTGCCACCTGCTTTATTCCATCTTTTAATTTGTGCAGGAACATCTTCATATGCACCTTTGTTTAAAACTTTAAGCATAGTTGATGCATTAAGATTTGCACCACCTAGATTAAATGTCCAAGAAACAAGTGCATCAAATTGGTGTTGTGACAATGGCACAGTCACGGCTTTATCTATTTCTTCTTCAAATACTGCAACATCTTTAATTAATAATTTTTCAGCTTCGTCCTGTGTTATAGA